GCTTCTTCGGGGGGTAGTTCACCAAGATCAGGCTCGCCAAGCTCGCCTTCTAAGTCTTCTAAGCCTTCTAAGCCACCTGCTGCGCCCATTTCGTCTTCAACTTCGACTTCAATTGGCTCGGGTAAACCAAGAGCGTCTTCCAACTCTTGTGCAACAGCCCGAACAATATCAGCAGCAAGATTTTGTGCTTGTTCAGGTTCTAAACCTAAATCCTCACCCCCTTCGTCGGAAACTTCCATGTCTGCAACCTCAACATCTGCGACATCACCAAGGTCGTCACCGACCTCGGGTGGTAATTCTTCTCCCGGTCCTTCATCGCCGGGTAACTCATCTTCATCTCTGTCGCCATAATATCCTCCCCCCATCTCATTGACAGCGGGAATACCAGCAAGACCCTGAAAGCGACGAATTTGGGACTCTGATAGAAACTTTTTGCTCATTGTAAAACTCTCCTAAATTTGATATCGTGCAAAATAATCATATATAATTAGAAAGCTAACCAACAAAAGGCATAAAAATCACAGAAGTTTCTTTAACTTAGCAAGGACGCCTTTTTCTATTTGTTGAACCCTTGCTGGGGTTAACTGTAGTCTCTCCGCAATCTCTCTTAATTTCATTGCGCCATTATTTTTAATTGCGATATTAACACAATTCATATCTTCTTTATAATCAATCCAGCAGCGGCATTCCTTAATTGGGCATCTTACATCTAATTCAATACATTTTTCAGCGCACTCTATCATAATTCAGGGTGCTCCTTGGCAAGAACATCAAATATATCTTCAATTTCTCCATCATTAATACCAAATTTTGATGCAAGCTCTTCTCCTGCCTGTTTCAGTTTATCTGACTTCTGGTGACGTTGGGCAGACTTAATGCTGCTGTTTTGAAGCTTCCATGCGTCGAACCACTCCATAAAACGTTCATCTTCTTGCAAAAAAGCTTTTACAGCACCCCGTAAAAAAGCTGCCTGCGTTACTCCGTGGTGATGAAGTTTGATCTTTAAATCAACTTTGTGTGATTGAGGAAGATTTGCATATATTTTTTCAGCAGGCTCATCCCATTGTTTTTTAGGCATCGTATCTCCACTTAATGTGGGTATTACTTTCTGCTAATCCTGATTGAGTTTGACGAACAAATTGAGCATTCTCTCTTAATTCTTTGAGATTGCGAGCGCCGCTATATGATAAACCGCTCCGTATTCCATTTTCTAGCTCTTGCAATATATTAATAACGGGCCCTTTATATGGGACAACTGTAGTGATGCCTTCCAGAGAGGACACGTTGCCGCGCCAGTCCATTTGTGCATCTTTGCTTGCCATTCCGCGATACGACTTAAGCTTCTTGTCTATTTGATGGATAACATCTCCTGGTGCCTCGGTTGTTCCGGCGAGCAAAGACCCTACCATAGCAAAATCAGCGCCTGCTGCGAGCGCCTTTACGATATCACCAGAATTTTTAATACCGCCATCAGCAATAATTTTTACATCTGGAAACTTATCTTTAATTCGCGCACAATCAATAATCGATGCTAAAGTTGGCATCCCATGTCCAGTTTGAATACGAGTTGAACAAATAGATCCCCCTCCTATTCCGACCCGTATGCTGTGTGCTCCAAGTTGCGCTAATGCAAAAGCGCCTGTATATGTTGCAACATTTCCTGCCATCAAGTGAACTATATGTCCATACTTGTCTTTTAAATTGTGGAGCGCAACGTGCATTAATAAATGATCGCCATGGGCTACATCGAGACATAACACGCTAGCACCAGCAGATACAAGCTCTCTTGCTCGTTCCAAATAGTCTCCGGTGATTCCAATAGCAGCACCAACTGTTTTTGTGCCGCCTCCTGATGCTTCGGAAACCATGGTCGCCTGTTTATCAATAGAATTATATCTATGGATAATGCCTAATCCGCCGAATTCCGACATCTTCTTTGACATGCTTGTGCCACACACAGTATCCATTGGGCTGGCAATAATTGGCACCCTAAGTTCAATCCCCTCCGATATCTCCGAAGATAATGTCACCTCGCTTCGTGATTTGATATCACTATATTGGGGCAATAATAAAATATCATCAAAAGTTAAAAGTGTTTCAAGATCCATCTTCCTCCTCCATGGTCTTTAGAAAGTTGTTAATTACTTCTTGTGCCGTGTTCCAGCACGTCGGACAATAAAGCCGAACAGGGTTATCCTTTTCTTGTTCTCTGACCACAACATTCCAAGTGGTAGCCATTTCTTTATCATTCTTGTCATATGCCGCCGTGCAAGCGGTACATTCTTCGGGTAACTTGCCAAACATAGCAACTTTGGTTGCCAGTTCGTCGTTTCCATCTTTTCGTAATTGCGCTTCTTGTGCTCGTCTTTGTTTTCTATTCATCGATGAAGTGCTCCCATACGAGGATAGTCGTGCCCCCACCCTTCGGGCAGTTTATTAAATATCACTACTGCCGATGGGAATGGGGCGCTGTTTTGGCTATTGCCAAACTTCAGACGACCTTTAACAAAATATACCAGTTCCGCCTTCATAACGTAGTCGTGCCAATATCTCGTATCTGTCCGTGCTGGAATCAGCATTACAACTTTTGTACTGGGGTCTTGCGACTCTTCATATGCCTTCTTAATCCACGCTTCAATTCCTCTACCATATGGAGGATTAACAAATACTGTATGTCCTTGCCAACTTTTTGATAATCCATTTTCTGGCTCGGTATAAAAATTGTCGCACTTAGCATTGTAAGGGCTTGCACAGGGATCAAGGTCAAAAGGTCCAAACCTCCAATGTAATTTATTATAAAAATCTTGGGGAGTTGACCATTCTCCCGATTTGCTGGAAAACATTGTATCCTGGACTGCCTTATTCATTATTAATCCTTTGAGTTGCTTTATTATAATATTCTTCATCTATCTCGCAGCCCACAAAGCTACGATTAGTATTCTGTGCGGCTACCGCTGTAGTTGCGGAGCCTGCAAAACAATCCAAAACTAAATCGCCTTCATTGGAGTGCTTCGTGATTAGTGCTTCAAAAAGAGGAAGACTTTTCTGTGTGGGATGAAATCTAGATTTACCACCCTGCAATGGGTACTCGTACACACCCTTGTCATACTTGCTATTGAATGTAGGCTTTGATCTCTTAATTCCAAGTAGTGCGATCTCTCTGCAATTTGTTAAATAATTGACGCTGCTGTTAATTGGTTGTGGGTTTGTTTTAAGCCATTCGATAAAACGAATCTGTTTAAAATTTTCAGTCTCAAGCATGCTTTTGAGATTTGTTAACTTCCACAAATCAAAAAACACAATACAGGTACCACTGGGTTTCAATACACGATAGAAGTGTTTGATGAACATTTCAAGCTGCTCTATTGTGAATTCAGAGTCCCAGTCGCCATAATTAGTTTTCACTGCGTACTTTTTACCATAAATGCTGCCGTACTTCAGAAAGTCGGCTTTCATTTTTACAAGCGTCTTGTCTCTATTCTCAGGCTTTACTTGAGATTTTTCAAACCACTCGCTCCACTGTTCTTCTGTCTTATAATCAAGCCAATCTTGCTCAGCCATAACGTTGACAGAACCAGACATATCTTGTGCAGCGACGTGATTAACCCACTTGTCCATCCCAGAATCACGCGATGTGATGTAAGGAGGATCTGTTAAGATAAGATCTACAGACTCATCCGGTATATCTGATAAGAACTGTAGACCTTCTTGATGCTTGAGTTCGATCATCTTAATACTTATCTATAGAAATCCACGGCGTACAACTAGTCTTTGCTGCCTGAAGCTCGGGCGTAGTCTGCGGTGGTTGATATAGAAAATCTACTACCTTAACTTTCGATATAGATGTGTGCCAATATTTAAAAAATTCACCATTAGCTGTTCTCTTCTCTGCCATTTTTTTGGCATCTGTTAAATCTTTTCTATCTAAAGATTGCACTATATGCACACGGTCAAATTTGCTTTTTTCACGCCCCACTTGAATAGTCTGCATATTCGCACCCTTCATTGGGTCTGTCATCACAACCAACTTGTGCCTAATTCCTTCTTTATCTGTGATAATTGGAATAGTAGTGCCCTTGTATTCAAATTTTAAACCTAGAGAATTGTTGTTATTATAATATTCAACCATCTGTCGTTTGCTCATAGTATCAGATTTAAAGCTGTTTGTAGTTGAATTGAAAAAGCTTTTAATTAACGCACTTTTCTTTTTAGCAGAGGCATAGGCTGGCATATAGGTGCTAATATACTCTACAAGTTGTTTTCTTTGCTCTTCTTCTTTCATGTCAACAAACTTTTTGACAATACCATTCTGTACTAGATCTAGCTCACCACTGTTTGCTTCGTCTTCTAATGTAGAAAGATTATCTTCAGAATCAGCCGGTTGGTAGGGCTTTGAAAGGTTGTTCTCAATGCTTTGGAACTTTCTTAATTCAGATCGTTGGTAATTATATAGATTTACCCATAAGTAACCAAGATGTGGATCCAAGTCCTTAATAGTTTCTCCCCTCAATGTCAGAGTTTCAGTAGCTTCTTTTCGATGACTGCCCCATCGCAAACGAATAGAAGTGTTCCCGCGAGCATCCGAGACGATCTCGACACAGGCACCTTCATCTTGTCCCGTGTACAAAAAAGAATCAGCAAGTTCCGCTATCTTCTTTTGATCCCTTCCTTTCTTTCGCGGTTGCGTATTTTTATCAGTCGTAATCAGTTTTACCGGGATTGCATATTCTGTCACCATGGTTGGGGAACCGAAATAATGACTCCGAACGGGACATTTCACCGATCTTGTGGTGACTGCAATCTTTTTTATATATTTAACACCACTTGGGTTGCTCTTCGCAAGGGGCTTGGCTATTGACATAAGTTTTGTTTTCATTTGTATCTCCTTAAATTATTTTTTTTCCTGTGAGAATTTGATCTTCGCTCAAAGTAGCGCTAAGGCGCGGGTCTTTGCGCCTGTGTCTATTCTCCCAACTTTCTTTAAATGCCTCCTCCGTGAAGTTTATAACTTGTTCGCCCGTAAGACGGTATATGGCTTTAATTTTATTATGTCCGACAAAAAGGGCAATATAATGGTACTTATAGCCGCCGATTTTCTCATTCTTCAAGTAAGACAGTTGCTCGTACCAATCATCATAAACTGATACACCGGTATACTGGGCTGTTAGCTTCTTCTGTATGGTGCTTTTGTATTCTACTTCTTCTCCATTTTCATCAACAGCATCTCCACCAGCATAAACTGTAGAGACATCATGTCCTAATTCAATAGCCATTAAGATCTCACGCATTCTATTGTAACTGAAGGGATCGCCAAATCCCAGCGTGTCAGAAATGTCCGAAATACAATTAACGTGATGCTTAAATTCTTTAATTAAAGTTGTTTTCTCGCTATGAGTCATCTGTGCTCCCCAAGGCTCCGGCACCTCGTTCACTGATTGTGATTGGATACCATCCATAAAGATCGGGGTTTGAAGTTTCCATTGCTCTAAATGAAACAACGGGCACCATCACAACCTGTGCGATCTTGGCGTGGGGTTCGATTACCTGCTCCTTCGTACCGATATTGTGAAGGTTAACAAATAACTCTCCATCGTATCCGCTGTCCACTACGCACGCCCCCACAACGAGAGAGCGCATAGCCGCTATACTTGATCGGTTCTTAACCTCAAGCATATATCCGTGAGGGACGCCAAACTTTAGCCCCGTCGAGAGGATTGCACTTTCTCCTGGTTGAATAGTAACGGATTTTTGTTCCTTGGGTGAAAAATAGACATCCAATCCTGCATCGCTTGGGTTGCTGCGGCTTGGTGGGTGTGCGTTCATATGCACTCTATGATATTCAATAATCATTGTGTTGCTCCTTAATGTTTATATTATAACTGGGTTTTTGTTTGCTGTCAACTTAATAATCTAAAATTATGACGAATTGATCTTGTTGAGTAGCCCCATGTTGAGTGATAATCTAATCTGGCCATATAAGGTCGATTAAGAAATAAAATATCACGATTTGAATTTACGCCCCAACATTTGATACTTGTTGTATGCCCCGTGTCATCGATTACTTCAACGACCCAATATTCTTTATTATGTTTAGTTTTTCTTGAAAGAATTTTACGAGGAATAAACCAAGTAAGCTGTAGTTCAGGATCAAATTCTCCAATTGGCGGGATAAACTTATCTTCTAATTTCTGCCGAATCTCATGGTTCATTACTTCACCCATAGGAAAAACGCCAGTTAATTCAACTGTGTATTGAATTAATTCTTCTTCTTCGAAATCACCTTCTGGACGATAAAGCTCGATGTTGTCTTCAAGTTGTTTGTTCTTTCTCGGTCTATCGACCGCAACAGCAGACCAGAAATGTTTTAATCCGCTGAATCGTGTATCTACCAAACCATTCATCGCACCAGATCGAACCAAAACATCTACCGCTTTCTTGTTCAGCTTAGAATAGATAATGTTTTCATTAAATAAGAAATCTTCCACTGTTTTAAAAGGGCGATTATGTAAAATTTGATCAATTGCGGCATCCCCAAGTCCTTTAATAGATGTTAGGGGCTGAATTAATGTATGACCATCTTTACTGATTTCCCAGACACGACCAGATGTATTTACATCTAGCTTTTTGATATTGAAGCCAAAACCTTTCGCAATATTAATTGCCTTCTCTTTTCTGCTTTCAGGCTCTTTGTCGAGAAATGCCGCCATCCATTCTGCTGGATAGTGATGGGCTAACCAAGCACATTGGTATGATAGCATAGAATACGAAACAGCGTGTGATTTGTTAAACCCATAGCCAGAAAAGTATTCAAACTTATCCCATATACTCTGGGCGATGTCGTGGCGAATTCCCTTTTCTACACAACCTTCAATAAACTTGGTGTGGATTTTCATCTTGGCTTCGTGACCCTTGCCTGTTCCTTTTTTGGTCAACAGCTTGCGAAGCTTGTTACCTTCATCAAGAGATACGTCTTTTCCAAGCTTGTGGGCAAGAATGGCAATCTGTTCCTGAAAAATTAGAAACCCATATGTTTCTTGCGTGATCTCTTCAATCAAAGGGTGAATATATTTAATATATTGGGGATTCTCCTTTGCATCAACATATTCATCATCTACCTTTGCCGATAAAGGACCAGGGCGAAAAATAGAAGTAATGGCAGATATATCAATAATACTAGTGGGCTTTGCTCGTCTACAAAATGCTTGAGCCCCTTTCTCGGTAAACTGAAATATTCCTGCCCACTTTCCATTGTGGAATATGCTGTTATAAACATCCTGATTTGTTAAGTCAATAACATCTGGATCCAAATGCGTATTATAATATTCTTTAACATCCTTAAAAGTTGGCTCTTTAATATCTTTGTGGCGCTTAAGGATATGCCGTATTGCACCATCAATCATTGCTAGTGTCGAAAGACCAAGGATATCAAATTTGATAAAACCCATTGGTTCAAGGTGCCGAACATGTTGCCCCTCTGCCCAGGGAGTTTGTCGTACTCCCTTGCTATTAATAAGTGGCATCCACTGATCTAGATTTTCTCCCACAACGACACCGCCAGCATGTCGTGAGCAAGATCGCACTTGACCATAAAGAACATCAATATGATTAGCGATATGGGGATGCTGGGATAGGAATATTTGTAGAGTGGGCGAGTGTTCTTTAACCTCCTCAAAAGTTGGAGTATATACACCTGCCTTAATTCCATGCGCTTTCTTTGCCGCTGGGGTTGCTTCCATAAGCATCTTGCCGGTGACTTCATTGACTTCCTTAAAAGGAATGCCGTAGAACTTAGAAAT